GCGCAATTGCTGCTCCACGGCAACGCCTTCGTCCAGGTGGTGAAGGATGCCGCCGGGAACCCGGTCGAGCTGTTCCCGCTGCGCCCCGAGCGCGTCAGCGTCGTCGCGGGGGCGGACGGGTGGCCGACCGCCTACGCCTATCGCGTCGGCGGCGACACGCTGGCCATCGCGCCGGAGGACGAGCGCGGCTGGCCCAATCTCGTCCACCTCAAGGGTTTCCACCCGGTGGACGACCACTATGGCGCGGGTTGCCTTTCGGCGGCGGCGCCGGCGGTGGCCGTCCACAACACCGCGAGCGCCTGGAACAAGGCGCTGCTCGACAACGCCGCGCGGCCCTCCGGCGCGCTGGTTTATGCGCCAGGGCAGGGGGAAGTGCTGGCGCCCGAGCAGTTCGACCGGCTCAAGGAGGAACTGGCGCAGGCGTTCCAGGGCGCGGGCAATGCCGGGCGGCCGATGCTGCTCGAGGGCGGATTGAGCTGGCAATCGATGGCGCTCAGCCCCGCCGACATGGACTTCGCCAGCCTCAAGGCGGCCGCTGCGCGCGATATCGCGCTCGCCTTCGGGGTGCCGCCGATGCTGCTCGGACTGCCGGGCGACAACACCTACGCCAATTACCGCGAGGCCAACCGCGCGCTGTGGCGACTGACGTTGTTGCCGCTGGCGGCAAGGATTCTCGACGGGCTGCTGCACGGCCTCAGCCCTTGGTTCGCGGGCAAGGCGCTGGCGGTCGATCTCGATCGCGTGCCCGCGCTCGCCGAGGACCGCGAAAAGCTGTGGGCGCAGGTGACGGCCGCCGATTTCCTCTCCGACGAGGAGAAGCGCGCGCTGCTGGGGCTTCAGAAGGAGAACAAATCGTGACCAGAGAAGACATGCTGGCGCGGCTGGTGGCGCAGGCCGCGACCATCCCGCCCGAGATCGTGACGCTGCGCGCGCTGGTCGAGGAGGCGAGCGAGCTGGGCGCGGCGCGCGCGTTGGAGCGGCTGGGCCTCGACGATGCCAGGGCGCGCGAGGACATGGCCGAACTGCGCGAACTGCTCGGCGCCTGGCGCGAGGCGAAGAAGGGCGCGTGGAAGGCGGCGCTGGAGTGGCTGGTGCGGGGGCTGCTCGCGCTGCTGCTGGTGGGCCTCGCGATGCGGCTGGGGTTCGGGGAGATGGTGCGATGAGGCTGGCCGGTTACGCCGCGCTGTTCGGCGTGCCCGACGCCGCGCGGGACACCATCCTGCCGGATGCCTTCGCCGCCAGCCTTGCCGCGCAGGGCGATCCGCTACCGCTGCTGTGGCAGCACCGGCCATCGCAACGGATCGGCTGGGTAACGACCGTCCGCGAGGATGCGCGCGGCCTTTGCATCATCGCCACGCTCGATCCCGGCACCCGTGCCGCAGCCCTGCTCGCGGCGGGCGCCGTGAACGGGCTCAGCTTCGGCTACCGAGCGCGGCGCTTTCGCCTGACCCCGCAAGGCCGCGAACTGAAGGAGGTCGACCTCTTCGAAGTCAGCGCCGTGACCCACCCCCTCCAGCACGGAGCGCGAATACACTGGATTGCCTGAATTCCCCTGCCGCCTCCGGGCGGTTTTTTTTGTCTGAAAGGAAATACCATGGATACCGTCACAACCCCTGCCGTCACCGCCGATACGGCGGAGGCGAGCTTCGATATCGTCGCGCGCCAGGACCGGTGCGAAGCGGATATCGCTTCGCTGAAGTCCGACGTCACCGACGTAAAAGCGCGGGTCGACCGGATCGCGGTCGCGGCGCAGCGGGTGCCAATGTCTTCTGGCATCGGCAACGCCCACCCCGAAGTGAAGGGCTTCGTCGACGGCTACCTCCGCCGCGGCCGGACCAACGTTCCTGGGCTGGAACTCAAGTCCATCACCGGCACCGTCCCTAGCGACGGCGGCTATGCCGTCCCGCGCGAGATCGACGCCATGATCGCCCGCGAACTGACCGAGATCAGCCCGATCCGCGCCATCGCGCAGGTCGTGCAGACCGGCAGCGCGGGCTATCGCAAGCTGGTGACTCTGGGCGGCACCGCCTCCGGCTGGGTCAGCGAGACCGCCGCGCGGCCCGGGACCGAAACCCCCGACTTCGCCGAGATCGCCCCGCCCACGGGCGAGCTCTACGCCAACCCGGCGGCGAGCCAGGCGATGCTCGACGATGCGGCCTTCGACCTCGAGAGCTGGCTGGCGAGCGAGATCGCAATGGAATTCGCCCGCGCGGAAGGCGCCGCTTTCGTGAACGGCAGCGGGGTCGACCAGCCGCGCGGGTTCCTCCAGTCGCCGGTGAGCGAGGAGTTCGACGCCGACCGCCCCTTCGGCACGCTGCAATATGTCGCCAGCGGCGATGCGGCGGGCTTCGACGCCAACCCCGATGGCAAGCTGATCGACATGGTTCACACCATGAAGGCCGGCCACCGCCAGGGCGCGAGCTGGGTGATGAACTCGGCAAGCTTGGCGGAAGTGCGCAAGCTCAAGACCGCGGACGGGGCGTTCCTGTGGCAGCCGGGGCTGGTCGAAGGACAGCCCGATCGCCTGCTCGGCTACCCGGTGGTGGAAGCGGAGGACATGCCCGACATCGCGGGGGGGGCCTTTCCGATCGCCTTCGGCAATTTCCGCGCCGGTTACCTGATCGCCGAGCGGACCGCGACGCAGATCCTGCGCGATCCCTTCACCAACAAGCCCTTCGTGCATTTCTACGCGACCAGGCGCGTGGGCGGGCAGGTGCTGGATAGCAACGCGATCAAGCTGTTGAAGATAGCTGTTTGATTAGGCCTCAAACGCCGGCGGGGCCGTCCGGCCCCTTGGCTTTCCTCGCATAAGCTCGGGTGGCCGTTCGGCCTTGCGGTCCGCTGGTCGCGGACCGGATCATCGCCATCCCTTTAAATCACACGATGATCCGGGCTGCGACTAGCAGCCCGCAAGCGCGACCGCGCGCCGCGGCTCCTGCCGCGAAGCCAAGCCGCACGGATGTGCGGCGCCCGGCGTCTGAGGGCGCGACAAACAGGCCCGCAAGGAAACCGCGCCCCCGGACGGGCGTGCGCAAATCATGAAAAGGAGACCGCGAATGCCGCGGCAAATCATCGCACCGCCCGATTTTTCGGGCGCGGCGCTGGCTGCGCTCAAGGCGTGGCTGGCGATCACGACCCCGGCGGAGGACGCGCTGCTCGTGCGCCTCATCGCCAGCGCGCACGAAACCTGCGAGCGCTTCACCGGGTTGATGCCGCTGGGCTGCGGGGTCGAGGAAGTCCTCGCCCCGGCAGCCGGCTGGCTCCCGCTGGCGAGCCGCCCGGTGCGCGCCTTCGCCACCGTTACCTGGCTCGACGAGGAGGGCGAGGCGACGGTGCTGGACCATTCGCTCTGGTCGCAATGCATCGAGGTCGACGGCTCAGCGAGCATCCGACTGAAGGAACCGCCCGCCAAGGGCCGCATCGTGGTGAGCTTCACCGCGGGCATGGCCGAAAGCTGGGAGAGCATCCCGCCCGCGCTTGGCGACGGCATCGTCCGGCTCGCCGCCCACGCCTATCGCACCCGCGACAGCGTGGCAGGCGAGCCGCCAGCGGTGATCGCGGCGCTGTGGCGCGCTTGGCGGAGGCTCAGGCTGTGACCGGCTTCTCGACACTCGCCGAGGCTCTGACCCGCCACGCCGAACGGCTCGCCAAGGCCCGCGCGGTCGAGCGCCGCTCGGGTGACGCGAGGTGGCGCTCGCCGCGGTTGCTGTGGCCGCGCTTCACCGGGGAGGCGTGAGATGGAAACGATCTTCCGCCGCGACCTCCTCGCCTGGCTGGCGGGCGACGCCGAACTATCGGCGGGCCTCAACGCCATCGCCGAAGAGGCACCGATTTCCTCGCCGCCGCCCTGGCTGGGAATCGCCGCCAGCGCCAGCGCCGACTGGGGCGCCAAGGGCACGTCGGGCCGCGAGATCCGCGTCGCGATCGAACTCACCGCGCGCGAGAATGCGCCCGAAACGATCGCGGCGCTGGGCGAGGCGCTCGAACGGCGCGTCGCCACGCTGCCGCCAGCGCAAGCGGGCTACCGCGTGGTCGTGACGCAATTTCTCCGCAGCCGCGCCGAGCGGCGCGCGGGCAACGTCCGCAGCCTGCTGATTGAATACCGCTTCCTGATCCTCTCGAACCAAGGAGACTAACCATGACAGCCCAGAAAGGCGCCGCTTTCCTGCTCAAGATCGGCGATGGCGCAGCGCCGCCCGCCTACGACACCGTGGCCGGCCTCAGGACCACGCAGATGACCATCAACGGCGACAGCGTCGTCGTGACCAACAAGGGGTCGGGCGGCTGGCGCGAGATCCTGTCGGGCGCGGGGACGCGCTCGGTAAGCGTCGCGGCCAGCGGGATCTTCCTCGACTCGGTCGCCGAGAGCCGGGTGCGCGCCAATGCTCTTGCCGGGACACTCGACGCCTATGAGCTGAGCTTCGAGGACGGGGCAAAGATGCGCGGAAGCTTCCTCGTCCAGCGGCTCGACTACGCCGGCGATTTCAACGGCGAGCGGACCTATTCGCTGGCCCTCGAAAGCTCCGGTGAAGTGGTGCCGTCGTGACTCGTGCTCAAGCAGCCGCAGGCGGTAGCGCAACGAACAGCCTCCGGGGGGAGGCGACGCTTCTCATCGACGGCGTAGCGCACGCGCTACGCCCTAGTTTTGACGCACTCGTGCGCGCCGAAGAGGAACTCGGCGCGTTGTTCGCCCTGGTCGAGCGGGCGGGGGAGGGGCAGCTCAAGCTGTCCGAGATCGCGGCGCTGTTCTGGCATTGCCTCCAAGAGCCCCGGATCGACCGCAACCGGCTGGGCGCGGTGGTGATCGAGATGGGCCTCGCCCAAGCCGCCAGGCCGCTGCGCGTGCTGCTCGCCGAGATCCTGCGGGGGAAGGGGTGACCTTCGCCGAGGTCGCCACTCGGCTCGCGCCGCTCGCCGCGCGGGTGCTGGGGTGGCGACCGGACGAGTTCTGGGCAGCGACACCCGCCGAACTCGCGCTTTCGCTCGGGCTCGGGGAGGCGGGCGATATCCCGCCGACCCGCGCCGAAATTCTCGCACTCATGGAAAGGGACGATCATGGCCGATCCCATTGACGAATTGCTCGTCTCGGTCCGCGCCGATACGCGCGGGTTTGCCGCCGATGTCGCGGCGATGCGCAGCCAGTTCGATGCCACGCTGGTGGACGGGTTTTCCGCCGCCGGGAAGGTCCTCGAACGCAGCCTGCTCGGCGCGCTGCGCAAAGGCTCGCTCGGCTTCGACGATCTGAAGCGCGTTGCGTTCTCAGTGCTCGACCAGATCGCCGCGCGGTCGCTCCGGGTCGGGCTCAATTCGATCTTCGGCGGCAACAGCGGCGGCGGAGACAGCGGTGCGGGTGGCTTGCTCGCGGGCGCGCTCGGCTCGCTGCTCGGGCTGGGTTCGGGGTTTCCGGGCCGAGCCACTGGCGGCATCGTCGCGCCCGACCGACCTTATCTCGTCGGGGAGCGCGGACCGGAGGTCTTCGTGCCGACGGCTGCGGGGCAGGTCGTCGCACAGGCTTCGTCCCGGCAACGCGACGTGCGCGTCTCGATCCAGCTCAACGCGGAACGCGGCGCCAGCGCGCCGCAAGCGATGCGACGCTCCAGTCGCCAGCTTGCAAGCGCCGTGCGGCGAGCGCTGCGCTGAACCTCCCCGACACGGGGAGGGGGACCATGCGCAGCATGGTGGAGGGGCACGTGCCGAAAGCGTGACCTCTCGACTTCGCACCAATCCGAGCGTGCCCCTCCACCACACTTCGTGTGGTCCCCCTCCCCCGGTGGGGGAGGATCTTAGGAGAACTCCAATGCCCTTCTATCTTGCCGCTGCCCGCTTCGGCCAGTACGCCGATGTCGTCCAGCGTTTCGACCCGCGTTTCTGGACCGTCAATTTCCCGCGCCCGATGATGGCGAGCGTCGTCACCACCGCGCCCGACGCGCTGCGGGTGGAGTGCGAGTTCCACCACGCTGGCGAACTCGCCGGGCTGATCTGGGCGAGCGAGGACCGGCTCGATCACCCGCTGCTCGCTTACGATACGCGGCGCGATTACGCGCATTGCGTTCTCCAATTCCAGTGGCGCAGCGGCGGGGTGGTGGCGCTTGACGCGCCCAACGGCCCGACGCTGACGATCGAGGGGCGCGATGCGGATGGCAATGCCCGCGCCTGGTACGTTCGGCTGTGGAACTGCGCCGAGGGTTCGCCCGAAGACGCGCTGGTGACGCTGCGGTTTTCGGAACTGCAATCGGGCTATGGCCTCCCGGGCGAGCCGATCTTTCCGTCGGACATCGACCGGATGTTCATCAGCCTGGTGCCGCCGGGCTATGTCCCCGGTTCGAGCGACCCGCTGCCGCAGCGCGCCGACGGCTGGGCGGAGATGACACGGATCGCCTGCTGGGGCGACCGTGCGATGCTGCCCGCGGGCGATGGTATCGTGCCGCCGCACGGCATCGGCATGGCGACCGCCTACGATGATGCCTTCGACCAGGCGCCCGCGCGCCTCGTCCGGCAGATCGAGCACCTCGGATACCGGGGCGAAGTCATTCACTACGTCGGGATGAGCCATTTCTTCCGCCTCGAACCCGGCACCGGCGCCGACGAAGGCCGCCTGCTGGCTGCGGCGGATGGAGCCTTGTCCGGCCCCGCGCGCAGCTGGCACGCGGCCTATTTCTCCGCGCTGGCCGACGCGGGGCTGACCCCGATCGTCTCGCTCAGCTACGAGCTTTTCGCCGCGCATTGCCCCGACCGCTGGCAGCAGCGTGCCTGGGATGGAGCGCCGGCGCGAACCGGTTGGGAGCCGCCTTCGGCCCTCCTTTCGCCCGCCAATGCCGAGGCGATGGCGTGGCTGCAGGCGGTGGCCGCGGAGTTCGTCGCGCTCGCCGAGACGGCGGGCTGTGTTTTGAAATTCCAGATCGGCGAGCCGTGGTGGTGGGTCCAGCCGCAGACCGGCGCGATCTGCTGCTACGACGATGCGGCCAGGGCGGCGCTGGGTGGTCCGGTGGCGATCCCGAACATACGCCAGCCTTTCGATGCGGCGCAGACGGCGGTGCTCGATCAGGCAGGTGCGCTGCTAGCCTCCTCCACCGCCGCGCTGGCGCAGGCCGTGCGCCACGCCGCCACCGGCCCCGCCGAAATCCTGCTGCTTGCCTTCACCCCGACGCTGTTCGACCCCGCCATGCCCGAACTGAAGCGCGCCGCGCTGCCATCGGACTGGGCCTGGCCCGCCTTCGACCGGCTCCAGATCGAGGATTACGACTGGTGTATCGCGGGGGCCGATGCCGCGCGCCGCGCCGCCTACGCCGAGGTCGACCGGAGGCTCGGCTACCCGGCGAGCGCGCAGGACTACCTCGCCGGCTTCGTCCTCTCGGCGGACGGCGCTGAAAGCCACTGGCCGCGCATCGACGCCGCGCTCGAGGAGGCCGCCGCGCGCGGCATCCCGCGCCGCTTCGTCTGGGCGCTGCCGCAGGTGGCGCGCGATGGTTTCGTGCGCTTGCCGCCCCCCATTTGCGAGGAGACCCCCGTGAACGCCTTCGACGATGTATCCTACCCGCTCGCGCTCGGCCGCGATACGCAGGTGAGCCCCGAATTCTCGACCAGCGTGGCGGTCACCGCCTCGGGCCACGAGCGCCGCAATGCGTTGTGGGCCGACGCGCGTTTGCGCTTCGACGTCGGGCCCGGCATCCGCAGTGAGGCGGAGCTGGGCACGCTGATCGCTTTCTTCCGTGCGCGCCACGGCCCCGCCACCGGCTTCCGCCTGCGCGACCCCTTCGATTTCAGCAGCAACGGGATGACCGGCCAGCCGACCATGCTCGATCAGCCGCTCGGCGAGGGCGACGGGCTGACCTCGGACTTCCAGCTCCTTAAGCGCTATGGAGAGCAGACGCGCACCATCACCCGGCCCGAACCGGGCTCGATCCTCGTGAGCGTGGATGGCGTCGCGGCGAGCGACTGGAGCCACGCGAGGCAGGGCCGTATTGTCTTCGCGGCCGCCCCCGCCGCCGGAGCCGACATCCGCGCCGGATTTCTGTTCGACGTGCCCGTGCGCTTCGCCGAGGACCGGCTCGACGTCAGCGGAGTGAACTTCGCAGCCGGGGAAGCGCCATCGGTGCCGCTGGTCGAGATCCGGGAAGTAGCACCGTGAGCCGCGCTTTCCTCGACCGCGAACTCGATACCGTGGCGACCTTCTGGCGCATCTGGCGCAAGGACGGCGTGGCGCTCGGCTTCACCACTCACGATCGCGACTTGTGGTTTGGCGGCCTTCTCCACCGCGCCGCGCCGGGGCTCACCCCCAGCGCGATCCGCCGCACCGCCGGGTTCGCTGACGAAGGCGCCGATGTCGAGGGCGCGCTGGCCCACGATTGCATTGCCGGAGCCGACATCGCCGCCGGACGCTACGATGGCGCGATGGTCGCAATCGGCGCGGTCAATTGGGAGACGCTCGAAGCCGCCATCCTCTATCGCGGCACCATCGAGAATGTCGGTCGCGAGGGCAACGCCTTCACCGCCGAACTCGCTTCGGCCAAGGCAGCGCTCGCCGTTGACCCGGTACCGCGCAGCAGCCCCGCCTGCCGGGCGCGCTTCTGCGATGCTGGTTGCGGCCTCAGCCCCGCGCGATTCACCCGGCGGGTGGTGTTCGAAGGCGTCACCGGCAGCCGGACCGTCTTCGCCGGGATCGAATCCGCGCTCTATCGCGGCGGCGAATTGCGGTGGCGTGATGGCTCGCTGGCCGGCCTGTCGGCGCAGGTGCTGGCGGCCGACGAGACCGGGCTGCTGCTCGACTGCCCCACCGGCGCCATCGAGCCGGGCACGCAGGCTTTCCTGCGCGAAGGCTGCGACCACACCATCGCCACTTGCGCCGCACGGTTTGGCAATGCCGCGAATTTCCAGGGCGAGCCGTTCCTGCCCGGCACCGACCTCCTCGCCCATTACCCGTTGCCACGATGACCCCGGAAACCTTCGTCGCCCGGGCCGAGGCGCTGGTGGGCACCCCGTTCCGGCTTGGGGGGCGCGACCCGGCGAGCGGGGTCGACTGCGTGGGCCTCGTCGCCTGCGCCTGCGATGCTGCCGAAGCTCCCACCGGCTACGCGCTGCGCAACACCGCTATAGAGAAACACCTCGCCTTCGCCGCTCGCGCCGGTTTCGTCGCTGCCAGCGGCGAGGTCCGGCGCGGCGACCTCCTCCTCGCCCGCCCCGGACCAGCGCAGCACCACCTGCTGGTGGCGCTCGGACCGCACCGCTTCGTTCACGCCCACGCCGGCCTGCGCCGCGTCGTGGTCCATCTCGGTCCGCTGCCGTGGCCCGAGACGGTGCGCTGGCGACTTGCCCAGAAGAAAGACTGAACCCATGGCCACCTTCGTTTTCGGTGCCGTCGGCACGCTCATCGGCGGGCCGCTCGGCGGCGCGATTGGGAGCCTGATCGGCAACCAGATCGACCACGCCATCATCGGGAGCCCTACCCGCGAGGGCCCGCGGCTCAAGGAACTCGCGGTCAGCACCTCGAGCTACGGCCAGCCCATTGCGCGCCTGTTCGGCACCACGCGGGCGGCGGGGACGATCATCTGGGCGACCGACATGAAGGAGGCCAGCGAGACGGTATCGGGCGGCAAGGGCAAGCCGGGCACCACGCAATACAGTTACTCGATTTCGCTCGCAGTGGTGCTGTCGAGCCGGCCGATCGAGCGGATCGGGCGCATCTGGGCCGACGGGAATTTGCTGCGCGGCGAAGCGGACGACATGAAGACCGGCGGCACGCTGCGCGTTCACCTCGGCCATGGGGACCAGGATGCCGACCCATTGCTCGCGGCGGCCATCGGCCCAGAATGCCCCGCGCATCGCGGCCTCGCCTATGCGGTGCTGGAAGATTTGCAGCTCGGCGACTTCGGCAATCGGATCCCGGCGTTGAGCTTCGAGGTCTTCGCCGATGGTGGCGGGGCCGGGCTGGTGGAAGCCTTGCTCGAACCTTCCGAAACCGCGGCGCAGGCCCTCGCGGCCGCGACCGCCATCACCGGTTTCGCGCATGAGAGCGGGAGCGTGGCGTCGGTCCTCGAGGCCATGAATGCGCTGGTGCCGCTGACCGTCCGTAGCGACGAGGACGGGCTGGCGGTGGTCGCGGAGAATTGTCCCGGCGCCATCCCGCTCCTGCCCGCGCCCATCGCCTGGCCCGATGGCGAATTCGGCACCCGCACCGGCCAGCGCCAGTCGCGCGCGAGCACGGCCCGTCCGACCGCGCTGCGCTATTACGACAGCGGGCGCGACTACCAGCCCGGGCTCCAGCGCGCATCGGGCCGTGCGACCCCTGCGGGCGAGCGCACGCTCGAACTGCCCGCGACCATGCCGGCGAGCGGAGCCTCGGCGCTGATCGATGCCGCCGCGCTTTGCGCTCGCTCGAAAGGCGAGCGGGCGCAGGTCCGGGTCGCCTCGCTTGATCCGGAGGTCGGGCCAGGTCGGGTCGTTGCGCTGGCTGGCGAGGGGTTGTGGCGGATCGCGACCTGGGAATGGCGCAGCGGCGGGGTCGAGCTCGATCTCGTCCGCGCCGGGGCCGACGCGTTTGCACCCGCCGCCGCCGACGCCGGAAATCCCTGGCGTCCTTCCGACAGGTTGCCAGCCAACACCGTGATCCACGCTTTCGAATTGCCGTGGGACGGTGCCGGAGCCGCCGATGTCGCGCGGCTGCATGTCGCGGTCGGCGCGGACGAGGGGCGCTGGGCCGGTGCGGTTCTCTATGTCGAACGCGCTGGGGCGCTGGTCCCAGTCGGCGCTGCGAGTCTGCCGCGGGCGATCACCGCGACGCTCACCGCGCCGCTGGGGTCTTCGCCCGCGCTGATGTTCGAACCCGGCGCTGCCATCGAGCTGCTCTGCGACGACAGCGCTGCGCAGTTCGCTACTGTCGACGGTGCGGCGCTGGCGAGCGGTGCCAACCGATTGCTGGTGGGCGACGAGATCGTGCAGTTCCTTACCGCCGACCCGATCGGCGGCGGGCGCTGGCGACTGTCCGGCCTGTTGCGCGGGCGCGGCGCGACCGAAGCCGAAGCTGGCGGGGGTCACGCTCCCGGAACTCGCGCGGTGCTGCTCGACGAACGCCTGTTGCTGCTTGACGCCGCGATCCTCGACCCCGCTGCGGAACGG